AAAGAAATTAAAAAAAATAAACATGAAACAATTCCTTTTCCTCTTCCTCTTACTTTTGCCTTGCCTTGCATTGGCACAGTATCCGAGCAATGGTAACCAAAAAATAACGCTCGGAGAACAGACGACTGCCGACGGGCTTATTTGGAGGGGCGTGGCTGCTGATACAACGAGTACGGTAAAAAGCGACACGGCTGCTTACTTTGTACTTGATACGGTAAATAAAAAACTATACTTTTATAAAGTATCGGCAACACCAAAATGGAATGAAATAAGCGGTTCTGGTGGCGGTGGTGCTGGAACGGTTACAAGTATAACAGGAGGCACAGGATTAACAGGCGGCACAATTACAACGTCTGGCACTTTAGCAGCTGATACCAATTTTATTGTAACAAGATATGATACTTCTTCTATGCTTACTAATTACTATCGTAGTGGCAGAGCATTAGGCACTCCTTTAAGCGGAGTTTTAACAAGTGCAACAGGGTTGCCATTGACAACGGGTGTAACTGGCACTTTGGCCGTGGCAAATGGTGGAACAAATGCAACTACTTTAACGGCAAATAAGGTGATGGTTGGAAATGGAACAAGTGGAGTTTTAACGCCTACAAATCTGCATTGGGATAATACAAATAGCAGGTTAGGCATTGGAACAACAGTTCCACGTTCAGCATTTGAAATTGTTGATGGTTCTCCAAATACAAACGGAGATACTCCAGCAGGTATGTCTGTAGTTGGGCCAAATCAAACAAGTACATCCAGTGCAGCTAATTTTTTACTTACCACTAACAATACTTTTGGAATAGATATTGGTGCTTCAATAGGTTTTGGTGGAAGGGCAGCGGGTAATACTCAAGGCGCATTTTTAGCAGGTATTTCTGGTAGAAAAGAGAACTCTAATACTACAGATTATGCAGGATATTTACAATTTATAACTCGTAATACAGGTGCAAATTCGACTGAAAAAATGCGCATTACAAGTGTTGGCAACGTTGGGATTGGAACTACAAATCCACAAAGCGGTTATCGTTTACACGTTGTTGATAGCGTTTACGTTGGAGGTAATGTTAGCGCAGCAGCATATACAACTCGTTCAGATTTTAATTTAAAAGATGATATTTTTGATTTAAAATATGGTTTAAACGATATTTTAAAATTACAACCAGTTGAATATATATATAAAAGTAATGGCAGTAAACAACTTGGTTTTATTGCTCAAGATATTGGTACAATTTTACCAGAGGTAGTTAGTTTTGAGGAATCAATGTCTGTAAATTATCAAGCCATTATCCCCATCCTCACCAAAGCCATACAAGAGCAACAAACCTTAATTAAAGCCCTTGAACAAAGAATTATAAACCTCGAAAATAAATAAAATGAGATACCTATTTTTATTCCTTCCCTTGTTTTCCTTTGCGCAAGACGTTGTCAAAGACACGGTGTACATCCAAAAGCAAGGAAACATTTATTACATCATTCAGCAAACTACTTTGTCTGATAGCACGGTCACAGGTTCAAAGCAAATATTGGGCGATTCAGCAACTGCCATTCAAAGCCTTGTTACCGATGCTGAAAGGCAAAGCAACACGATTGCTATTCATGCAAAGCCTATTATTACAAAGGCTAAGTCAGTACAAAGGATTAATTATTACAACGACTTGCACGTTCAAATAAGCGGCAAGCCTGTCTATTTTACAACGGCACAAAGAGACACGGCAAAGTTTATCGGTAATTGGAAGTTAAATTTTAACAGTGAAATCATTGATGGTAAGATTGAGTTAAATGTAAACAAGCGTTTAATCTTCAACCCAGACAATGGCAAGGTTTACACTATTTCAACCAATCTACTTTTATCTACATTTACCAATCAAGTTTCCTTTGCTTTTAACGGCATAAAATACGACTTGTACAAGTACGCTGATGGCAAATTTGCAACGGTGGATGGTGATGTGAGACTAATAAAACTTGAATAATGAAAGCAGTTATACTAAAATTATTACATCAAAGCTATGAGTTCTTTGCCGTTGCATTGACTACTGGCTTCATTGCTTCGTTTTTCATCCCTATCCAAGGCTTTCTGGTATTTACCGTTGCCGTTGTTTTTGCAGACACAATCACAGGAATTAAGGCAGCAAAAAAGGAAGGGCAAAAGATAAGCAGCAAAGGATTGTATAGGACAACGGAAAAGATAGTCGTTTATTTTGTAGCCATCCTTATTTTTGAAGGTGCTAAAAATACCTTTAATATACCTTTCCCTATAACTTACATGGTGGCAATGATGATATCTGGAACAGAGTTATTTAGCGTTGCGGAAAACATAAAGCGAATAACTGGAGTTGAATTAGGGACTTTAATTTCAAGATTTTTTAAAAAGTAAAAACAAATAATATGCAGACTAATTTAAAAGAAGCATTAAAAAATGCGGACGGAATAAAATCACCAATGGGTGACATCGCTTGTTACTCAATGAACTTTGCGGAACTTGCAAGTGAAATCAATGTTCATCTTGAGGGCAATAAGGTAAAATTTACTTGGCGCGAATACATCCAACTGGCTCAAATCATTTGGGACAAAATTAAGGAGACAAGCCGAGAATGTGCTGGCAAAGAGATTGAGGTAAAACTTCCAGCTAAATTATCAATCGTTGGTGCAGCATTTGCATTGATTGGTTTTAAATTATAGGCGCAGACGATTCGCTACCTTATGCGTTTACAGGGCGGTGTATTGGTTTACATCGCCCTTAAAAATATATAAATATGAAAGCAAATAAATTTTGTGTTTTCCTTGATGCTGGACACGGCGGCATAGACGATAAAAAAAAATTACCCTATAATTACACAACCTACCCGTCTAAATGCTTCCAGCATAACAACTCAATGTTCCACGGTTACGGTTGGTTCTTTGAAGGCGTGTTCAACAGGGAAGTCGCGGCAAAGATTGAGCAGTATTTAAAAGACTGGGGAATGTCGGTGATAAATGTTTATGATGCTGTTATTGACGTAAGCCTAACTAAGCGCGTAGCTAAGGCGAATATGAACGCTCAAAATTATGAGGCTTCGTTGTACCTAAGTATCCATGGAAACGCTGCAACGCCAACGGCACGCGGTTTTGAGGTATTCACATCAAAGGGACAAACAAAGTCGGATATTTACGCTGAATTTCTTTTTAATGAGGTAAAAGAAGCATTCCCTAAATGGTTGTTTCGAAGCGATACGATTGACAATGACCCAGACAAGGAGGAAAATTTCTTTGTTTTGAGTCAAACGAATATGCCAGCCGTCTTATCTGAAAACGGGTTCTTTACTAATTACAAAGACGCGTTAATGATGTTTGACCCAGTATTCCAGAACACATTGGCGCTTTGTCATGCACGGGCGGTGGTTGATTATGCGAAAACTCAAGGGGTTACGTTCTAAAATGGAAAGGGTTGACGCAACTGCCAACCCCGATTTCACCACTAATTAACTATGAACAAACGTAATCGATTTTTTAATTTATAATTTGATTTATAATTTTCAATGATAAATTTGTGACCGCCTCCCCGTCCGTGCTTTTATACATACGATATGCTATTGTAAGCATTCGACCTTTATCCATTGCCATCATTGGAGGGTTTAAGTCTGGAAGCAAAGGCTCAAGATAAAATTTAAGTAATGCTATTTTACTATTTAAACCCTCGGAAAATCTAATCGGCTTAGGGTAAGTTTTAGCAATCATTTCAATTTCCTTCCAAGTGCTTATCTCAATGCCGTCGATTAATTCATTATTTTTTTTCATGTTTTTGGTAATTTTTAGCCTGTAAAGCAAGAGAAAAACAATCGATTTCGTCTTGACTTATTTTGGCTGGTTTAAAATTTGGTTCAAACTTATAACCTTCGCTTTGGAAGATTTTCATAAATATTTCCTTTCCCCACTTTTTGCCCTTTTGCTCAGGGCTAATATTGTAACCCTCGTACCCGTTTTCCTTTATCCATTCATAGGCAATACGCGAAGCGGCTTGATT